GACGTTATGGATCATGCCGCTGAAATTCTCCCGCACCTTGAGAATAAACAGGGCAAAGATCCAGAAACCCCAGAGCGGAAGAATAAAACCGCGTTCAAAGACTGGGGCGAGTTCCTGGAGGCGGCTTTCGTCGCCAACCACAAAGACGCCCGCATCCGGCGCGAAGATGACCGCTTGCAGTGGTTCGCGGAAGAGAAAGCCGCGGGTCATGAGGTCAAGGATATGGTGGAATCAGTTGGTGCTTCCGGTGGCTTCCTGGTTCCTGCCGAATTCTTGGCACAGCTTCAGGCCGTGCAAGCCGAGAGTGCGTTGGTTCGGCGTAACCGCCCGACCATCATTCGCATGAGGCGGCGTCAGATCGATATCCCGGTGCTCAATCAGACCGGGACAACGGCCGGCGTTCCGCATTGGTTTGGCGGGATGACCTTTGCCTGGGAGGAAGAGGCAACGCAGAAATCACAGTCTGATCCTTCCTTCCGTTCTGTCGAGCTAGTAGCACATAAGCTGATCGGCTATACCGTCGCTTCCGATGAGTTGGTGGCCGATGCTGCGATCTCCCTGGGCGACTTCCTGGCGGGGCCTTTGGGCTTCGCCGGTGGGGTGGCCTGGATGGAAGATTATGCTTTCCTGCGTGGCTCCGGAGCCGGGCAGCCTCTCGGCGTGATCAACGCCGGGGCAACCATCACCGTGGCACGGCAGGCGGTTGCAACGCCAGTTCAGTACGTTGACCTGGTTAATATGCTGGAGTCTTTCCTGCCCTCCGGACGGGGCGCGTGGTTCATCACGCAGTCTGCCCTGAGCAACTTGATGACCATCCAGGACCCGAACGGCTCCTACGTCTGGCAGCCGAACGCCCGCGAGGGTATGCCGCAGACCATCTTCGGTTTCCCGGTGTTCTTCACGGAGAAGTTGCCGACTGTTGGCAATGCGGGTGATGTTTTGCTGGCTGACTGGTCATACTACCTGATCGGCGACCGCCAGGCGACCACCATCGAAAGTACGCAATATGACCAATGGCGCTATGATAAGACCTCCTGGCGTGTGGTTCACCGGGTGGACGGCCAACCCTGGCTTTCGACCCCGTTGACCCTGGTCGATGGAACCGTTCAAATTTCCCCATTCGTCATCCTGGGCGCGAAGAGCACTTAATCGATAACGAACTGGAAACAAGCAAATAACCGGGGGCGGGGCAACCTGCCCCCAAGGAGAAAATTATCATGAGTTACACGGAACGCTTTTCAGAGGTTCATTATCCATTGGTCGCCGTTGTGCCGGCTGTTTATGCGCCAGGCGCGGCTACTAACTCGACCTATGTATCTCTGGCTAACTACCATCGGGCGGTACTGGTCGTGCATTGTGGTACGATCACCGCGACCGGCACACTAGATATCCAGCTCCGCCAGGCTTCTACGTCTGCCGGGGCAGGCGTCAAGGGTATCCCGACCACGGCGGCGCAGTCCAAGGCAGCTACCCAGTTAACCGGCGCGGATGATGATTCTATCGTGATCATCGAGCTGCGCACGGAAGAGCTGGACATCGCCAATGGCTTCGAGCACGTCTGCATTACCTATGACGTTGATACCGACAACGTGACCTTCTCGGCTATCCTGTACGGTTGCGAGCCACGCTTCAAGCCAGTGGCGACAACCAACTGGGCTGAGATCGTTGACTAACTAACAATCCTCCTCCCTCCCTTTCTAAGACGGGCGGCAGAGTAATGAGCTGCCGCCCGTCGTAGGATAACGCCATGTGGGTGCAACTAAAATCGATACAATATCTCGAAGTCCAGGGAAAGCTTGTCACCTATCATCCTGGCGATTGGATCAATGTTGGCAAACAGATGGCTCAGTTATGGCTCTCTCGGGGTGAGGCAATTATTCCACAGAGAGAGGAATACAAACAATTAGGAATATCGCCCGGCTCGGGTATAGTTCTGATAACGGAAGAAGAGCCAGGAAAAGCCCATGAAGCCGCCAAGAAAATGTTGCTCCCTTATTCGGGTATTCAAGTCTTTGTTTCGATTGTACCTTTGTTGGCCTATGATCGGACAGTGATCATAAAATCGGGCGTAAAGTTTCGGGTTGATATGATCCCAGTTGGGTTGAGCCTGCTGGATAAATGGGAATTGGCGATCCCGATCTTGGACTATGACAATATTGCCTCTAAGGTTGGTAGCCAGGCCGAACGGGATAAGACGCGCGAATTACTACATGATGATCGCGTGCCACTTTATGATACGCGACTGATGTTCGCTAAACGATGCAAGAATACCACGACATTGTTTGAGCGTTGGCAAGAGGAAATGACCGGAGGAGCCGAAGAGCATCATGCCTTTTTGAGGAGCTTATATCGTACGCCGATGCTGGTGCTGGCTCTACCGGTGACGTGGACGAATCAGAATGTGCGCTGAGCGCGGGGTTTGCTACGTAGCCTACGGTGAGGCCGCCTGTAGAGAAGCCAGGTTATCAATACAATCCCTGCGACTATTCAATGACTTGCCAGTAACAGTGATCGGGGAGCCCGTCACGGGGGCGGAGCATATCGAATTCAAGCAGGTGGACCCCGGGGGGAGATGGGCTAAATTAAACGTGAACTTATTGACGCCTTATAAACTGACCGCTTATATCGATGCTGATGCCTGGCCGATGGCGGATATCTCGGCTGGATTTGAGATTGTCGCCGATGGTTGGGATATGGCAATGACGGCTAGTACTAACCAGGGACGTGATTTATTCTGGCATATTGAGGAGAAGGAGCGCGCCATAACTCTAGCTGAATTAAGTTATGATGTATTAGGATTACAGGCAGGCGTGATATTTATTGGTAAAAGCCAGAATACAGCGCGGCTCTTTGCGGCCTGGAGATGCGAATGGTTACGTTGGAAAGACCAGGATCAGGCGGCTTTGATGCGCGCTTTAGCTACCGTTCCGGCTCGGGTGTGGATGCTGGGAAAGAGCTGGAATGGCGGGAGCGTTATTTCACATAGATGGGGAGCGTTGAGGAAACATGAAAGTCCATCTGGTCTATAATGATCCGAACGGCGAGCGCATCCTGGAGCGTCTGGCGCGCATCCTGGTCGATGGCACAGACTGGACGTTATCAGAGCGCCCGCGTGAGGACGTTGATCTAAATTACTCGATTTGTTACATCGATTTCGCCCAACGCTTCACAGATTGGCGCAGACGAAAATGGGCGGCCTATTTCTCGCACTTCGAGCCAGATACGCCATACAAGCGTTTCTGGTGGGAGACTGCTGAGCCGTTGATCAATATCAAAACTGTTACGGCCAGCCAATATGGGGAGATCCTGAAAGGCAATATCGTCGAAGTCACCCCGCCTATCGATAAGCGTTTCGAGATCCGCGAGAAGAAAGCTAATCCGCGCCCATTGATCGGCGTCTCTGGTTTCGTCGATCGCCATACCGGACGCAAAGGTGAGCGCATGGTGGCACAGCTGGCCGGAGACTTGGGAAAGAGAGCCGAGATCGTAGCCAGCGGCGAGGGCTGGCCGGCGCGGGCAATAAATCGTAGTCTGGATGGATTGCCTGCCTTTTTCAATAGTTTGGATTTATTCCTATGCTCATCGTTGATCGAGGGTATCCCGATGCCTCCACTGGAAGCCTTGGCGTGTGGCGTTCCAGTTGTTATTCCGCAGGGCGTGGGGATGCTTGACGAATTACCAGAGATGCCGGGGATATATCGTTTCCCGAAAGGCGATTATGAGGCAATGCAGGCGGCGGTCACGATTGGATTGGAGCAAGCCAAGGCGGTTGATCGGGAAGTCCTGCGCGCGGCTGTGTCACATTACACGCCCGCCAATTGGGTTGAGAGCCACGTCAGGGGCTTTGAAGTAGCGTTGGGGGCGACTATAACTCCGGGTGAGAAGAAAGCCAAGTTCAAGAATGTTGCCGCAACATCTTCAGGGAACGGGGCCTCTGGTGATGGCGTGGAGAGCGATCGTCATGGGCAGCGTGGCGTGTATTTCGTGGCTTATGGCAAACCTGCGCGGGATTGCGCTACGGGAGCCATCGACAGCTTCAAACGATTCCTGCCTGATATTCCCGTCGCTCTGGTATCGGATACTGCTCTGGGGCCTGAGGATATATTCATTGAGCATCCAGACGAGGATATCGGCGGGCGGGCAGTCAAAGTGCAGATTTATAACCTGGCCCCGCGCGATTGGCAGTATGTCGCTTATCTGGACGCGGATATCGAAATCATTGCCG